TTAAAAAATACTTAGAATGGACGGATTGTTAGAATTTAAAAGCATTTCAGGTACTGTAAAAGATATCGATTATAAAAACCGTATTGTTACTGGTTATCTTGCTAATTTCGGCACCCGTGACCACGATGACGATGTTATTGAAAAAGGGGCTTTTGCAAAATCAATTAAAGAACGAAAAGATAGTATTTATTTTCTTAATCAACACGATTGGTCTAAACCTCATGGAAAGTTTTCGGAATTGAAAGAAGACAATACTGGATTATATTTTGAAAGCATGCCGTTGCCAAACACTTCATATTCTAACGATCTATTGGAATTATATGCACTTGGAATTGTAAACGAACATTCTATTGGATATTCTGTTACAAAAGCATTACAGGGGGAGAATTGGAAACGAACAATTAAAGAAGCAAAACTTTATGAGGGAAGCAATGTAACGTTAGGCGCCAACTCGAAAACTCCATTTTTAGGGTTTAAAAACCATTCTATTGGAGAAATAAACGATCAGGTTTCGGTTATATTGAAAGCAGTTAAAAGCGGACAATTTACAGACGAAACATTTATGCAGTTAGAAATTGCATTAAAACAGCTTCAATTAGAAAGCTATGAATTAGGTAAAAAAACACTCGAAGAGCCGGATGATTCCACTCGAACTGAAGAGCCGTTAATTATAGAGCAAATTAAACAATTTAGACAATCATTAATAATTCAGTAAAATGGAATTAAAAGAACAATTAGAAGGTTTAAAAAATGACCTTACAAACAACTTTGAAACGAAATCAAAGTTAGATATTCAAAATGCAATCGATGCGTTTGAAGTAAAAGCAAAAGCTGAAGAAGCTAAAACAAAAGAATCTTTTGACGCCGAAATCAAAGCTTTAAAAGAGGATTTTCAAACTAAGTCTAAACTGCAACAAGATCACCTTGACGCATTAGACATTCGTTTGAAACAAGCGCAAGGAAATGCGCCTGCCGAAATAAAAACCTTCAATCAGTTATTAGCTGAAACGATCAAAGAAAATGCTGAAGCAATTCAAAGCTTTAGAAAAAGTTCTCCTGATTTGGTTATGGAATTGAAAGCAGTAGGGGATATGAGTATTGCCGCTAACTTTCCGGATGCTACTCCGTGGAATCAAGACGTAAGAGGCGATATTATTCCAAAACCTTATGACAGAGTTTGGTTATCGGATTACCTGCCACAAGGAAGCACAACAAAAGGAAGTGTTATTTATCCAAAACAAAACGGTGGAGAAGGCGGAGCGGCAACATGGGTTGTTGGTTCTGGAAATAAAGCGCAAATGGATTTCGATTTGACTTCTCAATCTGCATTTGTTAAATGGATTGCAGGTTATGTTATTGTTGATCGTGAAATGTTGGACGATTTGGATTTCATGACTTCATACATTCAATCTCAAATGCTTATCAGCTTAAAAGTTGCTGAAAACGATTTCATTTTAAATGGAACAACCGATACTAATCCAGTTCAAGGATTGCTTGATGTTGCTACGGCATATGATGGAACTTTTACCGCGGCAGTTGATAAAATTGTAGATGCGGCATACGGACAAATTCCAGAAGATACTTTTGAGTTCTACCAAGGGAACACGGCAATTTTAAATGTAAGAGACGGTGTTAAAATTGGATTGAACAAAGCAGAAGGATCTGGAGAATACGATTTGCCTCCTGGAACTGTAGCTTTTCAAAACGGGCGTTTACAAGTGGCTGGTTTAAATATTGCGACTACTACTCAATTAGGAGCTAACAATTTCTTGGCATTTGATAGAGCGGCAACATTATTAATCAACCGTCTTGCACCAGAATTAAGAATGTTTGAAGATTCTACTTTGGCTAAACAAAACAAAGTAATGTTTAGAATTGAGGAAAGAATTACTTTAGCGGTATTCAACAATTCAGCAGTAGTAAAAGGAAGCCTTGCAACTCCTTCAGTATAATTTAGTTGTTTAATGTTTTATTGATTATTAAACCCTATTGAAAACGATAGGGTTTTTTATTACCTTTAATTTATGAAAGTAATTATTTATTTAAGCAATTGGAATTTATTGGGCGGTGTGGAAACCTTCACTAAAAACTTCTGCAAAAGAATGTCAAAACACCACGATGTAACTTTGTTGTATGATAACGTAGCTTCACAGCACTTGATTGAAGAAATACAAAAATATTGCAACGTAGAAAAGATAAATTTCAAACAAAGACATAAATGCGATGTGTTTATTTCGGCTTCTGCATGGGGTAAAAGTGCATTTGATGTAATAGATTCAAAAGTTTATATTCAAACGGTTCACGCTGATTATAGGGTGGTTATTTCGGGCTGGGCATTCAAGTATAAAAAGCACCCAAAAGTTACACACCATGTTTGCGTTGGTGAAATTGTAAAAGAAGGTTTTGAAGCGACTACAGGTTTGAAATGTGACGCGGTTATTTATAATTTATTGGATAATACTCATAAATACTCGCCTAAAAAGAAAAACAAAATACTTTCATTGATTACGTGTTCTCGTTTGTCAGGCGAAAAAGGATTTGAGCGAATGCATATAATGGCTAAAAAAATGGATTCATTAGGTATAGACTACTTTTGGAATATATTTGGTGATGATTCACATGCTTACGGAAAACAATTGCTAAAACAGTTTGACGATTGTCCTAATGTGTTTTTTAAAGGTATCACAACTGAGCCATTCAAAGAAATTAACAAAGCAGATTATTTAGTACAGCTATCAGATACCGAAGGATTCGCATATTCTGTTTACGAAGCAATGCAAGTAAAAACTCCTTGCATAATTACACCTTTTGCATCCGGAAAAGAGCAGATTACACACGGAATTAACGGTTATATTGTGCCGTTTGAAATGAATGGAATTGATTATTCAGAAATAGAAAAACGCTTATTAAAAGTACCTGAATTTGAAGAATTAGGCAAAGAAGAACATTGGAATAATTTCTTTGAATTATCAATGCAGTGGTATAAAGAAAATATGGTAACTGTTCGTATTACCGCTATAGTTCAGGTTTACAAAGTTGGTGAAATAGTTGATTTACCAAAAGAACGTGCTTATTCAGCAATCGAAAGAGGGTTGGTGGAGCTAATAGAAAAGCCAATCGATTAGGATTGGCTTTGGTTTATAAAATATTTACATCATTTACTTTTAGTTCGTTTTTCAAATATCTTATTATAAAGTCTCTATGATTATTACTTAAATAAATATTAGGCATTAAAGTTACATTACAAATATATCCGCTCCTTATCTGGCTCCAAGGTTGAGAACGTCCGTCACCCCCTAAAATATATTCGTAATTTCCATTTACAGTTTCTAAAGAGACTAATTTTTCTTCGCCTAATACTATATCTTTTATCACATCGTTTCCGCTAACTTCTGTCATTTTTAATAATTCATCATGACGTTTATTCATAGCCAACAAATCAAAATTAAGCCTTATAATTTCTTTTTTATAAGCTGATATTTCTTCTTCTAATGTCATAATTATTTGTTATTTAATATTAGTTTAATTTCTACCAAATCATAAATGCCTTCAATTTTATATTTGTCTTTTCGTTGTATTTCACAAATAAACTCGCCTTGATAATAAAATTTAAAAATATCCGTTGGTAGCTCAGGTTTTTCAGGAATTTTATATTTTTCGTAATCTATGTGCGGTTTATCAAAATATAACATCGGATCATTAGCAATCCAATGTGGTAAAACATGTGTATTGAAATCTAATTTTATATTTTGTCTAGGCCTATTTTTAAATTTACCCATTAAAAATAAAATTGTACACACAGCACCTACGCCTGTAAAAAAAGCAATTATACAGTTCAAAAAAGTTTCCATAATAATATAAATTAAAAAAGACCCAATAAAACTGAGTCGGCAGTTCTAAAGAGTCTTAATAATATTTTCCATTGTAAAGCTTCCGACTTCTTTACTAAACAAATGTATAACTATTTTTTAAATACGCAAACAATATTTTTACTATCTTTGAAAAAAGTAAATGTTATGAAAATCACATTATTGAAAAATTACTTAAGTCATTTGATAGGAGACAGTATTGATGTTTCAGACAAAAGAGGCGAGTACTTATGTCGTATTAAAACAGCGACTACCAACGAAACAAAACCTGTTAAAAAACATAAAAATAAAAAGTAATGAGTTATTTGGATGTCATAACACTTGAAAGAGCAAAGAACTATCTTCGTATTGATTCGGATTTAACCGAAGATGATGCAGATATTACTTCAATGATTAATGCGTCATTGCGATACGTTGAGCAAAGAACACGACACTTTATGTATGCTCGCAACATTGTTTATAATGGATCCTGCCAAGTAAAAGTTTATGACTATCCTATTAATTCAGTTGTAACCGATCCGGCGCCGTGGTTTGTCGTTCGTTCAACTTATACAATTTATCCTGATGTAAAAACAGTTGAATTGAATGTTGGTTATACTGCGCCAGAATTAGTACCTGATATTTTTATTCAATCTGCTTTGCAAATAATTAAAGTATGGTATTATGAGGCTGAAAAACAAATAAACAGCCAAATGATACCGATTAGTGTAACTGAAGCGTTGGATGTTGAAAAAAGATTTATATAACCTAAAATAAACAAATTATGACCTATTTAAAAAACAGAGAATATATTGAGATTAAAAACGTAGACGGAGTACATTTAGCTTATTTCAAAGGAGAGATGTTGCCTGCGCAAATAAAAACTATTATAACTCAAGACGCTTATGAAGGAGATAATAAAAAAACAGAAGCTACTATAAGTTTTTTAGTTAAGCTAGAGGATTTAAAAAATACCAATACTGTTTTTGAAATACAAGGAGATAAATTAATTGGCGTTATTAATAAAAACAATAATAGAGATAATTCAAATTCATTATAAAGTGCTAGCAAGACAATACGATAAAAGAATTAAAATTTACAGTACAGCTAATGTTCCTGATGGATACGGAGGCAATACTGTAACCGATGTTTTAATAGGCTCATTTTGGGCTGAATTAAAGCAAAATTCCGCATATCGTGATTACAGTATAGGCAAAGCGGACATAAAAGATAATTGGTCATTTAATATTCGTGCTACACCTAAAATTACGCCTGATAACATTGATAATTTAACAATAGAATACAAAGGCGTTAATCGTGTTGTAAATGATATTCGTTATAATGATGAATTATTCAGAGAATTAAATATTATTGCTAATGGCGAGCAAGGGAGTTAAAGGCATTTCAGAAACATTAGCAAAACTAAATAAGTTCAGCAAAGATGTAGAAAAGCAAATTAATGCAAAAATTGAAGCTGCGATAATCCAAATAGAAGCTGATGCAAAAAAACTAGCTCCTAAAAATTTTGGTAAATTAGCGCAAACAATAAGCCATTCAAAAGTAAAAAACCTGACATGGAAAGTTACAGTAAATGAAGTTTACGGTGCTTACATGGAATTTGGAACAGGAACAAAAGTACAAGTTCCTGCTGAATTTACAGAAATAGCAAAATCATTCCAAGGCAAAAAAACAAAAGGAAACTTGAAAGACGCTTTAGAAGCAATAAAAGTTTGGTGTAAATCAAAAGGAATTGACGAAAAAGCCGCTTATCCTATTTTAGCAAAAATATTAGGCGCAGGAGTAAATCCACAGCCATTTTTATATCCGGCTTATAAAAAAGGAGAAAAAGAATTGATTTTAAATTTAGAAACATTAGTTAAGTCAGTAAATAAGAAAATTTGATTATCTTTGAACTATGGCAGTTACAGTAAACCCAGATAAATGGATCAGAAAAGCAGTTTTTGACTTAATAAACAACATTGTAGTAAGTACAAAAATAATAAAATGCTTTGATAGCCGTGTTACTGGGAATGCTAATTTATCAGAATATGTTTTATTGACGGCTCAAACAAAAGAAGTTGATAAAAGTACAAAGTGTGAATACGATTGGGAAACATCATTATTAATTGAGATTTACACACGTTATTCAAGTGCAGGAAATACAGGAAGCAGGGTTTTACTAAATGATATCGAACAGGCAGTTATTGATTTATTAAATCCAAAAATTACGGTTTCTGGATTTACAAATATAACTCAAAACATCACATACGAAAATCAATTAGAAACAGTTACTGACACAGATAATATATTCAGATCATTTTTAAGATTAAATTTAACTTTAAAATAAAAATACAATGGCAGATAAAATTAAAGGCGAAGGACTTATTTTGTATGTTCACGATGGTGCATTGTACCGTCCTGTTGCTTGTCTTACATCTAATTCTTTAGATACTGAATTAGGAGTTATTGAAGCTCAAACAAAGTGCGCTCCAGGCGTTACTGAAACTCAGGCGGGTATTTTTTCATACACATTGACTGCTGATGCGATTGCAATCGACACTACTTCAGTAGGAGGTGATGATACAAAGGCTTCTCACGATTATTTATTAGGTTTACAGCAAGCGAAAACTAATGTAAATTGGAAGATGAACAGCGGATCTACTGATTTGGCTTATTATGGTAACGGAATTTTAACTTCTTTAGGATTGGAAGCTCCTGCTGGTGACGAATTCGCAACTTTTTCATTAACTATTAACGGTTCTGGTGGAATTACAACAAGTGATCCGTTAGCTCCAAGTGTATAATTTATGAATAAAATAGAACTTTTAGGAATAGAATTCCATTTCGGCATTGGTTTTTTAACAGAACTGTTAGATAATACAGGTTATTCATTACAGGAAATAGGATATAAAATGGAATCTGGAGAAGTTTCAATTTATCCTAAATTAATGTATTATTCCCGTTTATATTCAGTTCAAAGAAAACGTCAACAACCTGATTTTGATATGTTCGATATAAATGACCTTATTGATAATAATGGCGGTGTGCTTGGAGATTTTGTAAAAGACTTCGCAAAAGCTTTTTTACAGTCATTATCAAAAGACGTTCCTGTAGAAGAAAATAAAAAAAAAGTGACGAAAGCCAAAAAATAGACTGGCAAAAAGACGTTATTTCATTTGCGATTGGCGAACTTGGAATTTCTACAATGAAACGTGTTTATGACATGTCATTTGCAGAGTTTCAAATTCGCCTTTTTGCATGGAAAAGGACACAGGAAAGAGAATGGGAAAAGGTTCGTTTATTGGCTTGGTACGCTTTGACAGGGTCGCACCAAGATCCAAAAAAATTACCAAAATCAATAACTAATTTCATGAGTTTGGATATTGACAAAAAACAAAATGTAATTTCTGATTCTCATAAAAAAAGGTTTTTAGAAGAGATGGCTGAATATGTAAAACAAATTAATTGATATGGCTTTAGAAGTACAAGTAGGCGCAGATATTAAAGATTTCCAAAAAAAAATACAGGAAGTTGAAAATGACATTCAGCAATTAGCTAATGAAAAGGCTATAAATATAAAATTAGGATTAGACACCAAAGAGCTTGATGCGCATTTAAAAGATGCTAAAAAAACTCTTAATGATTTAAAATCTACAGCTAAAGACGCTGGGATGGATTTTCAAAAGGATTTTGCGCCAAAAGTAGCTAATGGTGGCAACGCATTAATGCAATTTTCACGTATTGCTCAGGACGCGCCATTTGGTATTATGGGTATTGGAAATAATATTACAGCTACAGTTGAAGCTTTTGGTCACCTGCAAAAAGAAACAGGATCTGCAGGTGGTGCCTTAAAAGCATTAGGAGCTTCGATTATAGGATCAGGAGGTATTTTGCTTGCGGTTTCTTTACTTACGTCTGCATTAACATACATGAGTCAAAATAATTTAAGTATTGGAGATGTGCTAGATAAATTATCTGGAAACTTCGACAATCTTAAAAAATCAATGCAAGATGTAAATAATGAAGCTGTTAAAAACTCCGGTGCTGAAATAGCTACATTAAGAGCATTAGTTTCTGTATCTCAAGATGAAACAGCTACAAGAGAAGAACGTTTAGCGGCAGTACAAAAACTGCAAGATGAATATCCGGCATATTTTGGTAATTTAACAAAAGAACAAATATTAAACGGAGAAGTTGCGGACGCTGTTAAATCTGTTACAAATGCTTTAATACAAAAATCAAAAGCACAAATAATATCGAACAGAATAGCTGAAAATGATTTAAAAATACTTCAATTACAACAAGAAGGACAAAAATTATTTGCTGACTTCACGGCTGGAAAAGGTGCTTTTGCATTATTAAAAGGCGCAACTGCTCAACAATTTTTAAAAGCGTCTGCGGATTCTACAGCAAAATCAATTGACGCGTTAAGAAAAGAACAGGAACTATTAAATAGTGAATTAGAAAAAAGCGTAAAAGCATCTAATGCTTTTGAAATAGCTAATAAAAACGCAAGTAATAAAACCAAACCTGTTTTCAAAACACCTCAGGTATCACCTTTAGATGTTTCTATTACCCCTATAGGCTTAGACGGATTAGTATCTTTAGACGCAATGGTTACTCAGGTAGCTAAAAACGTACAAGGTAGAGAGGGTGAAATAAAAACCAGTTTAAAAAATATACCGTATTATTTCAATACAGCAGGACAGCAATCATTATTGGAGTTGCAAAAATTCAATAAGGATCTTTCAGATATAATAAAAGGAGGTATAGCTGATACCTTATCTGGTCTTGGAGAAGCTATAGGAACAGCATTTTCACAAGGAGATAATATAATATCTGCAGTGGGAAAATCATTACTTTCTACATTAGGAGGCGTTTTAGTTGAACTTGGGAAAATGGCTATAACCACAGGTATAGGAATATTGGCCATACAGACAGCTTTAAAATCATTAAATCCTTATGTAGCAATTGGAGCCGGAGTAGCTTTGGTTGCATTGGGTAGCGCAGTCAAAGGATCTGTTAAGAATTTAGGCAATTCATCTAGTTCAAACGCATCGACAGGAAGCTATAATACTGGCAATTCATATAGCTCTCCCGCTTCATCATCTTCATATACAAGCGGTGGCGGTTCATCTGCATCTTATGGAAGCGGAACTGTTGTTTTTGAAATAGCAGGAACAAAATTAATAGGCGTTTTAAGTAATACATTAGATGCTAATACTAAACTTGGAGGAACTTTAGGGTTAACATAATATGGCAAAGAAAATAATTTTAACTTTTAATGATCCAATAGAGGTTGGTGTAGCTCATGAATTCAACTATGATATTTATATTGATGGAGTTAGAATAGTTTATAATTACGGGAATAATAATGTAAACTTACACTATAGAGCTAATGGAACAGGTAATTTAATACCTAATGGTATAGAAAAGCAATTACAGATAAATAATACCATTTTAAGCACGTTAAATTGGCTTAACACATATTACGCACATCCTTTAATTACATATCAAAAAATAGAGAATATAATTGAGGTCTATATTAATTCTGAATCTTCAATAATTCAAAATCTTTATTCTTCTAATATTGGAATTGTTACGGCTCAGGAAGAAATAAATGTTATTGTTGAAGGAGAAATGAAATTAAAGTATTTCTTTGAATATAAAAACCTTGCAAATGACGATTACAGATTTGAAATTTATCAAATAGGATTTACAGGAAGTAGCAAAGAAATAACAGGGCGCGCAAGCATTCAAAAAGCATCCTCAAAAGATCATTTAGATCCGGTAAGAGGAACCTCTGTAAATATAATGTTAGAGGCTAGTGTAGATTTTACATTACAAGATTTGTACTCTCAGAATGAATTAGACTTTCCTGTTAAGTTTTACCGAAATTCAAAGTTAATATTCAGGGGTTTTTTAAATCCTGACGGGGTGTTTCAATCTTTTACACGCGATATTTGGCAAATAAATTTATCCTGCGTTGATGGATTAGGCGCTATCGATAATTTATCGTTCGTAAAAGAAACAGGGCTTAGGTTTATTGGAAAAATGAACTCTCAGGACATTATATTTAATTGTCTTAGACGTACAGGAATGCTTCAGAAAATAAACACCTCTGTAAATATATTTTACGAAGGATACGAAGATTTGCCTAATAAAAATATATTTGAATCAGTTGTTTTAAATACAGATAGATTCATAAAAGAAGATGATGACACCATAATGAGTTGTGGAGATGTATTGAGATCAATTTTAGACATATTTAACGCGTGTATCACACAAGAAGATGGCGAGTGGTATATTTACCGCCCAAATGAATTGTTCCAAAATGCTTATGTAGATTTTAAGAAATACGATATTTCAAATATTTACACAAATACTATTAAAAAGAATTTAAATAAAACATTGGGCAGTCAAATAAACAATTTTTATCCACATCATTGCGGAGGCGATCAGACTATTCAAATAAAAGGAGGAATTTCAGCTTTCAGGATAAATTATAAATATGGATTCGACAAAGGCGTTTTAAATAACGGTAGCTTGTTTCATACTGATGATTTGGATTATCCTTTTTGGACTGTTAATCCAGAATCTTTAATTGGTGGAGGAGGTAGCTATATTACAGGGTCATGGATTTTTAATGACCCTACAACTGATTATGGAGTTTATGCCAGAAGTAGCGGCGTTGGCTCTATGTTATTATTAACATCTGCTCCAATAACTGTAGAGGAGGGTTATAAATTTACATTTAAAGCTACGTATATTTCGCATTCAGAAACAGATGAATTAACGTTTTTTTCTAAGGTAAAAGTAGGAGGTTATTCATTACAAAACGATGGGACGTGGTTATTAGGCGATACGTTTGTTTCTCAATCCGTTATAGGCGAAAGAAAATATATTTTAAATACTGAAAAAATACCTGTTAGCGGGGATTTAACAATTGAAATATGGTCTGCTTCAAATAGATATACAGTTATAGATACACCTATAATGACTACTCAAAAAGATTTTGATATAATAAACACTTTTGACGGCAACAATATTATTGGTGAATTTCATACAGCGCAAAGAGGTGATGGGATTTCTTCTATAGTAAAAGAGAACAAAAAGGTTTATAATGGAGATAATACCGGAATTGCTTATGTAGGGGCGATTTACAAGTTAGACACTTTTACATTAACTGATTTATGGTATAGAAAAAACTTTGTAGAATCAAAACCATTATTAAGAATTGCGACAGAGGATTCGCTTAGAATATTTCAAAAACCTTTACAACTGTTTAATGGCAGTTTTTTTGGATATGTTGCTTATTTATCAGTGCTGAAAATTGATGGTTTAGAAGGAGTTTTTATGTCTATAGAATATTCATACGATACATTTACAAATAAGGGTTCAGCCAAATGGCTTCAATTATTTAGCAATGAATTGCCGGATATAAATTATAAGTTTACATATGACTACGGAGAAACTGTTAAGCCTACAATTATTGGATAATTTTTAATATCTTTGAAATATGGATTTTGTAAACGGAGAAGATAGGATTTTATTCATAAAATACAATGGTATTTATTTGCCTATTGGATGCTTAACAGGCAATACAATAGACGAAACTACCGAAATGATTGACACTACAACTCGTGATAATAAAGGATGGGCGACATCTTCGCCTGTATTGCAATCTTACAGTATTGGGTTTTCAGGATTACAAATAAACTCTACGGCTGTAGGTGGCAACTTTAATGTTGCTTCATACGATAAATTAACCGTTATTAAACGTGATAAAATACGTGTTGAGTGGAAAATACAAGGCAAAATATTTCCGGTTGTTGATTATGGGGAAGGTTACATTACAGATATTGGAAGCGCGGAAAATATAGGTGAGTTTATGAGTTTTTCCGGATCTATTACAGGATTTGGAAAACCATTAAAGACTACTTTAGGGACTGTGTTATTAAACAACGGAGATCCAAATGTGGTTATTCAGACAGATGATGCAGGATTGGAATTATTAAGAACAACTAAATTTTAGATAATGGCTATAGATCCATCATTAATTACAACGGTTCAGGTAAAAGAATTACCGCCTTTGCCAATATCATTAACGGATAATTTTCCGCATGAAGTTGACGATGTTTTGAGCCGGGCAACTATACAACAATTAGTTGATTTTGTTCGCGGACAATCTTCTAGTTACGCATACGAAACAAAAATACTTACTTTGCCACAAGCATCTTCAAACGCTTATATTGAAGCTAATTTTGATATGACACCAGGATCTACTCAAGGACTTGGAAGAGTAGAAGGATTATGGAATGGATGGGCAATACACAACGGAAACAACGGAACTGAAAATCTAGACGGGCAAACACTAATAGGATATGGGGCAAATTATAGTACAATAGGTCAATTCGTTGGAGAAAAAGAACATACTCTTACTATTCCTGAGCTTCCTGTTGTAAGTCCTATAAACGGGTCTTTCTTTAAAAAGGGAACTGGATTCGGAGGATCTTCAGGATTAACCGTTGGGGATAATGGAACTAATAATTTTGCGCCAGGAGAATTAATAGCTCCTTTTGGAGGAGGACAATCACATAATAACATGCAACCATCAATGGTTGCTTTATTTATAATGAAATTACCATGATAGATCCAAATGCAGTAACAACGGCAAGAGTTGGAGAATTACCTTCCGCTCCATTTGAGTTAACAGATAAAATACCTCATGAAATAGAAGAAACTTTGTTTCGAGGCAGTGTTTTACAGCTAGCTGACTTAATAGGTGATTATTTAGGTGCATCTTCAAGTTTGGCATTTAATCCCACTACTGTAGTAGATGGTGGTACATTACCCGATACTGATTCGAATGAATGGATGTTGGTTGGAAAAGGAACTTTTCATAATGTAGGAGGCGGCACAGATATAACTACTACTGAAGAACTAAATGCAGTAACATCTAACGGTTCTTATTGGTCTTTAGCGGTTCAAATACCTGTTAATGTAGAATTAGCAGGTATTACGCAAAATATTAGATCAGGGTATACGGAAACAACTCCAAGTGAGAATGCTATTTATAATGCTTTGGCTTTAAAATTAAATTCTGGTGGATATTCCGGAACAGCTCAAGATATTGTTAATTTAATCAATAGTTTTAAAACGCTACAGGACGGACTTGAATTTGTGGCTAATGGAACAGATAATTTCATAAACATAGGGGTTACAACAAAACCAACAGGAGCTTTTTTAGATTCTGCATTGTTAAGAAAAGGAGATTGGAGTTTTTCAGGAACAACAGTAACATTTACATTTACACCCGTTTTAAACGCTATAATTCAATTTACATAACATGAAAAAAATACTTTTTTTATTATTAATTGCCGTATCGAGTTACGGGCAAACGTTGCAGAATCCGACATACGGAAACACAACAACTAACACGCTTAAAATTAAGACACCCACAACGGTGTCAACGGTTAACTTCTTGTCAACAAACGAAGCGGACGGAAGCGTTAGCAAAATAGCACCGATAAATGTAAATATTCCGTACATGCCTGTAAATTACAGTGCACCCACTCAAACTATAGGGAATCATTTGGCAGGAATTGATACACGTCTTGGCCAGATTTCATCTACAAGCGCAGGACTTACACAAAGAGTTGATTTTACTGCTGATAATACTGTGGTAAATGCTGTTACGTATTTCGCCAGCAGTTTGTCTGGTAAAGGCTCTACGGCTACTGGTTCACCTCCTGCACTGGTATTACCTGACAATACTAAAGCGTTTTTTACAAAAGATGTAATTTCAATTGCACAGATATCACCTACTATCGGTTACGCTGGAGTTTATAGCGGTAATTTAACCGTTTCTGCCTCTCCTACTCCTGTAGCTACAAAGCAAAGGTTTACAGTTGAGATTTATCGTACAAATAATTTAGGCGTTCCAATTGCTTCTGGAGTATCTGGCGCAATTGTTGGGGATTTAGGAGTTACGGTTTTAGCGGTTTTGGATAGTGGAGAACTTAATTTAACTGCTGGATCTATTACAAACATTCCAGTGTCGGGGAGGTTAACGCAAAATGTAACTATAAACACAGGAGAAAGATTGCGTTATCACGTTTCCGCGGCTAAAATTGGAACAGGAGGCGGAAACGTTACTTTTGGCGTTTATTATGGATCATCATATAATTCTTATTACGATGTTCCTGTAGCTATAACAACGGACGCGGTTTTGAATAAAACCCCGTTAACAGGAGTTAATTTAACAGATGTTATAAATAATTTAAATAGTGAGGTATCTGTTAATAATATAGTTCATAAAACAGGAGATGAAAATATAACCTCAGGTATTAAACGATGGTTTGGACAGGCAAGATTCGGTCTTTCAGATTTAGGCAGTTTTATAACTACAGGAAGACATTTAACACAGTTCAATGCAGCAGATCAGCAAACGCCGCTAATAGTGTCAGGAGGTAATTCATCTATAGAATATTTTAAAGATTTATTAGTTCCTCGCTATGCGTGGGCAACAGGATTGCAAAATCCATCTTCTGCAACAATAGATTATGAGCCGTATAACGCATACAGATTTTATTTGTCTAAAAATGTAGCTTATGTAAAAGTTGCTGAGATTGGCGAAGAGGGAAATATTTTTACTAAGGGCAATTTAAGTGAGAATATTACTGAGCTGACTCCTACTATTTCTGGACAGTTAGGCAGAATAAGATATGTAAACAGTTTAAATACAACACAACCTGTAAAACTAGTAATATATTTTCATGGATCGGGTACAAATCAATTAAACCCTTTTACAGATACTGGCAGCAAGTATATAATTGATAAATTACTATCTGAAGGATATATTGTAGCTACAAGCGAAGCGCATGGCAATGCTTGGGGTAATCAAGCCTCTCAGGATGATTATTTGGCCTTATACAATTACATCATAGCTAATTATAATATTAATGATGTTGTTTTCGTTGGGCATTCCATGGGCGGGATAACTTCATTGAACATGATTGCTAAAAATGCAATTCCAGCAGTTAGCCGTTGGTACGGAATTTATCCGGCGACAAATTTAAATGAAGCTTATTTTACTGAAGGGTTTGCCTCAGCAATAGAAACTGCTTACGGGTTTACAGGATCAGCAAATTATGCGGCCGCAACAGCTGGAAACGATCCTCAATTATATGCAGGAAACGCATACGCAAACAAAAAATATACCATGACTGCATCAGCTGGTGATTTGACTATTATCAAAACCACGAATGCCGATCTTTTCAATACAAAATTAACGGGCGCAAGCATAAGTTCTTATATTGTCACAGCAACAGGATTGCATGGAGATATTTCACATTTTATACCTAAGCACATTTTTTCATTTTTTAGAGGTACTACAGTTGTAAAAGCATCTCAAAATGTTTTGACTAGGGTTAATAATGCGGGTGATCTCGTAGATTCTGCAATTTTAGACGATGGAGTTAATGTAAATTTAAGCAGAAATTATAGACTTACTAATTCTACTCCTACTTCTTCTCTTATAAATTCCGCATCTTCAAATAAAAGATGGGATACCAGGATAAGCGCAAATGATTTTCAAATTGTAGAGTCAGGAGTAGCGACTAGGCTAACTCTTATAGCAGGCGGAGGCGCAGTAGTATCTGGTGCATTGACAGCTACAAGCTATACAGGGGACGCAACGCTTACAGGAACGCCAACAGCTCCAACTGCAACGGCAGGAACAAATACAGCTCAGATTGCTACAACTGCTTTTGTTCAGGCTGCAATAGGAACTTCTGGAACATACAATCCTACTTTTATAGGAGTAACAAATGTTTCTTCTGGAACAGCTATATCAAATGCTACTTATACAAAAATTGGAAATATAGTAACAGTTAATTGTTCTGCAAATATTACCGCTACAGTTTCTAATACAAACACTATATTTACAATGACTTTACCTATAAATAGAGCTACTTCTTCTACTTTAAATTTAGGAACAGGAACAGTTTTGTCTGGCGGTTCTAGCAATAATTTTAGCAGTTTAGTGCAATCAAGTTCTACAACAACAGTATCTATCAGGTATTTTCCTAGTGATACGGGAACTAATACAGGATCGTTTATTTTTCAATACGATATTACTAAATAATAATTAAAAATATATAAAAAATGAAAAACTGGAGAACAACAATAGCGGGTATTGCTTTATCATTATACCCTATTATAGATTCGCTTATTCAGGCTTATCAGGCTGGATATTTTACGGATAAAACAGGTAGTCAATTATGGCTAGGAATCGGATTTATTATTTTTGGAGTTTTAGCAAAAGATCATAATGTTAGTGGAGGTAAAACGGTTAATAAATTAGCTGAAGAAGAAAACAAACCGATTGTTGGAGATAGACCAAAAGACCGTTGAAAAATATTCTCTACATATCTTTGCCTATATGCTTCTTATATGGCTTCTTTTGGCGCGAATTGCCCAAAGGAAGCTATTACATTTTGAATGCATTATTTATAAATTATCTATGCGTTTATATGTTTTTGACAGATAGAAAAAGCTTTATAAAGTTTTATCTTTTATCTTTGAGTATTGGTAATTTATTGGATGAATACGTATTTGACAACACAACAATAGGTTACAATGAATATTTTTTTGTCCTAATCCTGCCGATTATTTGGCTTATAAACAATAAGAGAAATGCCCGAAAAACTAATTCAAAGTGAATTCTATCAGTTCTTCATTAAAATATTACTTCCTGCTTTTTTAGCGGTAGGTTTAAAAATAGCAATAGAAATGAAAAGCAGTAAAACAAAAGTAACAGCTTTAAATGTGTTCCTGTCTATGATAATAGGAGTTGGTGGCGCTTATATTTGTTCTGATTGGGTAAGGTCTTATTTTGATGCTGATAACGTTTCAATAGTAATTGCATTAATTGCGATTACCTCGGACAAAATAGGAGAGTTTTTGATTTATAAACTTAATGTAGATATATTTTTAACCGCTTTGACAGAAAGTTTTTTCGACTTTATACTTAACTTAAAAAATAAGAAATGATAAACCGACAAAAGACATACGAAAATATTAAATCACAATTTGGATTGCGGTCGCTTTCGCAAAAACAAGTCGATGGGTTTGAAGCGATTTTTGACGAATGGGAATTACGCAAACTTACCGACTTACGTTTTTTGTATTACATTTTAGCTACAATTTGGCACGAAGTAGGAGGAACGATGCAACCTATTGAAGAAATAGGAAAAGGAAAGGGATTGCGATACGGAAAAAGAGTTTGGTTTGATAATCGTATTTATACAGATATTCCGCATATTTTTTACGGCCGCGGACATACTCAAAACACTTGGCGAGATATTTATATTAAGTTGACTAAATCAAATGTAAAAGGATGGGATTTTGAAAACAACCCGTCATTATTGCTTACAATGGAATGTTCTGTTTGGGCTACATTTCACGCGATGTTAACCGGATTATACACAGGGCGTAAATTAAGCCATTATTTCAACGAGAATATTACTGATGCAGTAGGTGCAAGAAAAATTATAAACGGCACGGATAAAGCTGAAAAAATAGCTGAATATTGGCGTAAGTTTTCTAAATGTATTGTAATAAATTAAAAATATGAAAAAACCATTCTTTCAAACAGTAGTCGGTAAAATAGTCAAACAAATAGGATTGATTGCTTTGTCTATGGTTATAAAAAACCAAAAAGGGATTAAAAATACACCAAATGCCGATAAAGTTGACGATGTATTTAAAAATATTCCTTAACTTTACAATTAATAATTAACATTTAAAAAATTAAGCAATGAGAACATTACTAGCAAAGTTCAAAGTAGGCTCAGTAGTAGATTACGGAAACAAAAACATCGAAGCGAATTTATCAGCAGTAGTTGCCGATTCGGAAGAAAACAAAACTTTCAGTATTTATACTCCTAACGCTTCGGTAAAAATGCATATTACAAATCCTGATGCATTAGATTTTTTTGAAGCTGGCGCAGAATATATTTGCGAGTTTAGAAAAGCATAACACATACGGTTTTTTGGTTGACTGTTATTTTTCATAATTGGTATTTTTAGGTTTTAAAAGGCTTTTCGTTATTCGGAGAGCCTTTTTTTGTTGGGGTTTGAAAATAAAAGTGTTAAAATTTATAAAAGGTGTTGTTTATTAAATAAAAGGTGTTATATTTGTACTCAGATAACAATTAAAAAAATAACCATCATGTCAACTTTATCAAAACAAAAACTTACAGCTGATTTATTAAACTCGGGATTTACTAAAAAAGATTTTACTTTAAAAAAAGTAGGCGGGTTTTTAACTTTGATTGTAACTGAATTAAATCATAAAAGTTTTGAAGCTTATATTTTGGCTAAAAAATATTTCGTAAACCTAGAGTATAAAGGAATTATTTATTCAATATCTTCAATAGAAAAAGAAACTGGATATGTTTTTAATAAATAAAAAATATGCTACGAAAAAATCCCTTGCCGTAACTAGTGAAGGCATGCATTTTAAAGGTCAATTTTTACCAAAAGAAAGTTATATTATTTTAGGAAAAAAAATTGAATTTTTAGGAGAAGCGTTTAATTACGTTTCTCATATCAAATATAATAATGTAGAATATTTTATAAGCAATGAATTATGGGAAGAAAAAAACTAACAAACGAACGGTTTCAAATCCGTTGCCACCCTAAAGTTATAAAAGACGTTAGGAAGTACGCTAAAGAACGAAGCGAAGAATACCAAGAACCAATCGTAAATCATGTAAACCAAAAAATTGAGTAATTATGACTACAACAACGAATCAAGACAGAGAATTTATATCTCAGGTAATATCAAGCTCATTGCTTGAAGATTCTATTGAATACATTAAAAACAATTTTAGCGCACAAGACATATATGGCGAAGATGTTTTTACTGAATGGGCAGAAGAAAACGGATATTCAAAAGAAGAGTGGTAACAATGCACCCAACCCTAATAACCCACTACGGACACCGTTTAAAACTAAAGAAAAGCCGTATTTACATGAAATCGCTTCGTTACGTGTTGATATCTAGAAACAGAATTGTAACAACTGTCAACACAATAACGCACTACACAAGCGAGATTAAACAGCAAGCGAAGGTGTTTTTAAGAAACGCTGATAATATTAACCGATTTAATAATTAGATATTATGAAACAAAAGAAAGTAAAACCGCAACCGATTACGGCAGTTGAATTAGTGGATAAATTGCTATCTGAAAACCAAGGCATAACAACACCTGAATTAATGATTGAGTTCGCTAAAATTAAAGTTACTGAAGCTTTACACGAAACAAGCCAACATTTTAAAAACCCTGAAAATGTAAGTTATATCAAGAATCATTATGACCTTGATAAAATTAATTAACCTATTTTAAAACCTAAAACGAAAATGGATTTATCAAAAACAATTATTCCGAAATCAGACCAGTTAAACGCTGATGACTTGATTGCAGGATCAAAGATTATAAAAATTAGAGACATAAAAGGAGGCGAAGATGAAGCGCAACCAGTGTCTATTTATTTTTATGGAGACAATAATAAGCCTTTTAAGCCGTGCAAGTCAGTACGCAGAATATTAGTTCAATTATGGGGCGTAGATGGATTGCAATACATTGGACGCAGATTGACAATTTTTCGTGATGATAGCGTAAAATGGGCGGGTGTTGAAATTGGAGGAATCAGAATCAGCCAAGCTTCACACATTTCAGGAGAAACACGCGTACTTGTAACAACTGCCAAAAACAAACGTGTTCCAATGACAATTGATATGTTGCCGTTGGTTGAATTGAAAGACTTAGAAGGCGCAAAAAAAGCATTGAAAGAAGGTAAAATAAAACTCGATGCTGTTTTAGAAAAATACGATTTAACTAACGAACAATTAAAAGATTTACAAAATGGAAATTAAAAATTTCAAGTGCAGGGCTTCAAAGATTGGTATATTAATGACTGGCCACTCAGGAAAATCTTATAAAGAGCAATACGATGATGCTTTGTTGAAAAAAGAATCTCTAAACAAGCGTTTGGAGGAATTCAAAAACAAAGAATGTAAATCGGCTTTGCAGATTGTAAACGAAAAAATTCCTGAGGCAGAAAAAGAAATCGAAAGGCTAAAACCTCTTATTAATGAAATAATATTAAGTGAAACAGCAAAATCATACTGTAAAGAATGGCTTATTTCTGAGCTTACAGGCAAGAAAAAAGAAGTTAGGTCAAAATACCTTTCTCGTGGTAAAGCGATGGAGGAAAGCGCAATTAAACGTATTGGAAAACATTACGGTTGTGACTTGGCAAAAAATGAAGAGCCTTTAGAAAATGAATACTTTACCGGAACTTACGACACTAACACAAATGAAATCGTTATTGATGCAAAAGTGCCTTTTGATTGCTTTACGTTTCCTTATTTTGAAACAGAACCAGATAAAAACTATTACGGTCAAATCCAGGTTTATCAGGAATTGAAAAAATTAAGAAAAGGGAGTCTTTTTTTCTGCCTAGAAAACGGAAGTCACGAACAAATCGATAAGCTTTCTTGGGAAATCGCAAGAGAAATGGATAAAGATGAACCGGATATTGAAGATTGGGATATGGCAGAAGCAGAATTAAGCTACGATCATTTACCTGAAGGATTAAGAAAAAAAGTTTTTGAGTTTGATTATGATGAAAATTATATTAGACTCGCTGAAAAATACGTTTTAGCTTCTCGAAAATATATTGAGAACGAATTAATACCAATGTTAAATTTGTAATATGCCAACAGTTCAAGAAATAAGACAGGCTATGATTAAAAACCCACATCATAGCCTTTGGGATAAACCTTTGCATAAATGGACTGAACAGGAACAAAAAGAATTTGACAAGCTGGAAGAAAAAAAGAAACGAAATTGGAAAGCTGTTAATTCTGTAAAGGTTATGCGTATTCGTGACGGATTTGAATATCCTTCAATATCCGAATGCAGGAGGCAAAACGGATTTTGCAAAGTAATAATGGATAGAAAACTAAAATTAGGAACAGAATTTAAAACCATTTGACATGAACCCAAGCGAAATAGAAGTAGTAGAACCTGAAATTGTGGAGTATGAAGTACAGCCAGGAGCAGAAGGATAAATTGCGTACCAAAAACAAAGAAAAGTTTCGTGTGCAATTCTGTATAGAAAGCAGAGTAAAAAATCAATATCCAGTAAAAGTAGAAGTCAAAGATGGTTTTTACATCGTAGAATCAATTTTAAACAATAAATAAAACACAAATAATTATGAAAACAAGCATTACAATTATCGTTATTTACGGAGCTATTATTTTAGCCTTATTAATTGGAGAAGTAAGATGTATTTACAAAGCATTAACTTGTAATTGGGAGCCAATAGGAAAAGCCGAAATAATTTATACAGCATCTGTATGTACTGGATTAGGTTCAATTGTCGGATGGTTCGACATTGAGGATAAATAATATATATTTTACACATAGATACAAAACCACTCACTAACCGAGTGGTTTTTTTGTGGCGAAAAAATAAATTGAAAATATTTTAATAAAAGCGTTATTTATTTAAAATGTATTTGTATATTTGTTGAACCAATAACGGTAAAACAAAAAATATTTAATTATGAACTTTAGAGAAAAACCAAAAGAAACATTTAACAAAGTCCGTTTCTTAGATTACTACATGGAAGGTCATGCTGGATTTATTGCTGGCGGTTGTTTCAAAAATATATTTAAGAATCAAAAAATAAAGGATTTAGACATTTTCTTCGAGAAAGAATCTGATTTTTTAAGTGCAAAATCATTTTTTGAATCAAATGAAGATTATATTTTTTCATACGAAAACAATAACACGGTCTCTTTTAAAAACAAGAAAACGAACATTCGTATAGAATTAATTCGTCACACATACGGAACAGCAATTGAAATAATTTCTATGTTTGATTTTTCAATTACTCGTTTCGCTTATGCTCGTAAAACTGAAGAAGAAGGAATTTTATATTACAATGTGTTTGTAGATACGTTCTTCGAAGATTTAACGTGTAATAAATTGGTTATTGACGGAAATTTAATGTTTCCTGTTTCAAGTTTTGAGCGTTCTTATAGATACCGTTCTTATGGATTTGGTTTATGTAAAGAATCAAAATCAAAACTTATTGAAGCTTTAAAAACTTCAAACACTGATGATTTAAGCAATGATTTATATTTTGGATTAGACTAATAAAAAAAACATAAAATGAAAAAAGAATCAACTTACAGAAACGCAGGAAGAAACCCAATCCCGAACCCGATCAGAAAAAATTTCTTAATTCCAATGAGCCGAGAAAAGGAAGTAATGGATTTCATTCGTAACGTTCAAAAAGAAGAAATTGAAAAAGAGAAAAACAAAAGTGTTAAAGTTTAATAAAAGCGTTATTTATTAAAATAAGTTTCATACATTTGTCAAACAAAAACAAAGAAACCATGAAATCAATCATAATGACCAGCGCACATAAAATATTCAAAAACGGAAATGTAACTTTTTCGGAGGCTTTGACTTTGGCTTGGTCATATTTCAAAAAAGGATTTAAAGCTGTTATTGTTAAAATGAATAAGCTAGTGAAGTCTGCAGGACTTGGATACGAAACTGTTTATTTTAATCAATTGACTTACGTTAACATTGCATTTAAAAGAGAATCAGTAAATAATGCCGGTGCAGTTCACTGGTACGATGGAAAAACATTCAATAACGATTAGATTATGGAAGATAAAAAACAATTTTGCGAGGGATGCGAAGAACTCGTAGAAAAATTAGAAGATTATACAGGTCGTGATTTATGCGAGTCCTGCTCTGAAAAGTATGATAATAAAACCGGATGGTGTTCATTAAGTTGCTGTTTAGGCAACGGATGCGACCAAACATGTTAACCCCTAAACCCAACCAAAATGCAAGAAGAAAAGAAATATCATTTACGCAAGCTAGCCATTATTGAAATGATAGAGGAGTGTGACGAGCGTATATTGAGAGAGAAGCAATTTACTGCAAGATTTGAAAGAGGTGTAATTGTAAACAATATAAGCGCAAGAAACATCACACGTTACCAAGAAATTAAAAACTATCTAACCGAAAGATATAACCGATAAAAATTGAAATCATGAAAATAACCGAAGTATCAAAAACATGGTCAATAGATCAGATTCCAGGAACTATGCATGGTCATACTGTTTGTACCGCAACACATCCGGACAAACCAAATCACTCAGGACATTCAAGGGGCAGAAAAATACATCTTGTTAAAACATTAGATAAAACATTTTGCAACATGAAAGTTGACGAGTTTGCGCCTAAAGATTATAGATTTTATTCTATGACCTCAAACGGAACTTGTAAGAGTTGTTTAAACGCTATAAAAACCACAAAGAAATGAAAACCAAAACCATATTCCGCAACCACAATATTAATCTATTGAAGAAGATAATGGAGGACAGCGAAAACATGAAAGCATTGAAGAAAACTATTAAAGAAATTGGAATATGCCTTAATTAGATACGATATGGAAGCATTTAAAGGAACAAAAACCGAATGGCACGCAGTAGAATTTGCGGGATTCATAATATTGAAAGATTCTGATTTTTACGAAGGAAAAAACATTTTAGATTATTCGGATGTTGGAGAAGAGGTGGCTAATGCAAACGCTAAGCTTGCAAAACATTCTTTCGAACTTTTAGACATGGTTATGAGTCTTAATTTTGAACTATCAAGCTGTTTGCAAAAATTATCTAGCTACAGAGAAGAAATAGATTTCCAAACATGTTCTGAAGCTAACGAACTAATCCAAAAAATAATATCATGAAAACAGCATTACAGCAACTTTTACAAAAAATAGAAGAATACCAAAAAGAAAGTGGAGTTTTATCTATAAATATAGGTGTTTTAAAAAAAGAAATAAATGACACTTATATCGGTATAGAAAAACAACAAATAGAAAAAGCTTATCATTCTGGATTAGCACACGAATTCGGATGCATGGAAGATTACAAGTATTACGCAAGTACATTTTCATACGCCAAAGACGAAAAATTTGATAAACCTTTAAAAGATGTGTAGTTATGAAACTATTTAGATACGACTATTGTAATTGGTATGAAGAATATACCTCAGCAGACCATTTAAATTTAAGCGACTTTGAAGTAATTAGAGAAACTAATAAAGGCTTTTGGATAGTAGTTAACGGAAAAGAAAAATTTGTTCTTTCTGGAGAGGGAAAAAGATTTGCTTATGTAAATATAGAATTAGCCTTGAAATCTTATATAAAAAGAAAGAAAAGGCAAATACAAATAAGTAAGCATCAAATAAAACGAGCTAAAACTCGCTTTCAATTGCAGAAAAAATACAGGAACAAATTGATTATATTTAACCAGCCAATTTATAACTTAAAAACAAAACAAAGATGAAAACGGCAATGCATGGAATTATTCAGAGTGATTTTAAGCCTAGATTTTGCGGGAATTGTTGTTTTTTAAATATTACCGAAGAACAACAGTCTAAACAGAAAAACAAAGACAGACATATTTGTAATAGATATAAAAAAGTATTGCTTCATAATGGATATCATCCTGAATTACCCGTATTAAATGAATGCGATTACAATGATAATATTTAAAACAATTAATTATGAAATACGCAATTGAAATACTAGAAGCGCAACTTGAGGAAATAAACAAACCTATTCCGGAAGATGCAGAATATGAAGAAGAAGATTTAATCGGTGCGGTTTTACACAATAAGCAAACAACAGATATTAAACTCGCTTTGAAAATACTTAATCAGTTTGTCGAAAACAGTAAAACACACAATATTATAAAAAACTAACGCCAAAAGGCACAAAATAGGAGATTATGAAAGAGAAACTAAAATCGGGAACGATATTAATATTAAAACAAAATTTTCCACCATATCCAATAGGTACAGAGTTTAAAATAAGTTATGGCGTTGATGGAAGAATGATTTTAAATACTCCTTACTTTGGGGAAATACTGCCTAATGGAGAAAAAATACCGTCAATGAGTGTAAAAATGTATTATGAATACGAAAATATTTTTGAAAATTTTGGAGGATGGCAAGAATGGTTTGAATTAAAACAATATACTGAAATAGAAGAGTGGAGCAGTCATTGCATAAAAACAAAAGGAAAGCCGTTAACAAAAGAAATTATAGAAAAAATAAAAAATTTACTTAAATAATACAACAAAATTCCATACATTTACATAAAACAAGGCTAGTGAAAATTAGCCTTTTGTTTGAATTAGAAATTAACACTTAGTAAAATGCAACCATTAAAAATAGATAGAACAAAATTAAAGACTGTAGAAAATTACGCTAAGACTTATAATTTATCAAAACCTACCGTTTATAAGCGAATTGGAGACGGATTATTGACCAAAGTAATAATTGACGGAGTTACTTTTGTATTAGTAGAGTAATTTTTTTCTTTAAAATTTAACAATTAGTAAAGTTATGAGCGATAAATTAGGATTTACATTCTACCCAAAAGATTGGTGGACTTCGGAAAGTTATTTCGAATTATCACCAATACAAAGATATTATTATTTAGAATGTCTTTTTATAATGTATTCAAATGATGGTTTAATGAAAACCCAAAAAACCCAATTTGAAAACCGAACACGAACCCAAGTAAAAACCGAAGATTGGGAAATTGTAGTTTCTAAGTTCATAATTGATAAAGATTGTTATACTCATGAATCAGTCAACAAAAGACTAAGAAAGGCGGTAGCTAACAGGGAAAACGGTAAGAAAGGTGGCAGACCGCCAAAACCCAAAGAACCCAAAAAAGAAACCCAAAATAACCCACCTTTAGAAAGAGAAAAAGAAAGTGAAAGTGAAAAGGAAATTAAAGAGACTAATAATAATGATAGAATTTTTAATGATTTATTAATTTCTGAAATCTGGTTGGAAAGTACCGCTATGCAATCAAAGCAAAAATTTACACCGGTTCAGGTTAAGGCGCAACTTAAAAAATACAATGACATGATTAATGTGCAATTTGACAATAAGATAAACAAGACAGAATATTGCACGCACTTTGTTAATTGGCTAAATAAGCAAGAAAAACAAAATTCAATTTCAAACATACCAGACCCTAATAAACGAAAAAGATTTGACCAATGACAAACTATACACCAATTAAAATAGAAAAAACCAGAATCATAAATTTGGATAAAGGCAAATTACCGCCTCAGGCAGTTGATTTGGAAGAAGCGGTTTTGGGCGCAATGATGATAGATAAAACCGGATTACATGAAGCAATGGAATTATTATCTTGTGATGTTTTTTACAAAGACTCAAATAAAAGCATTTTTGAGGCGATTTCAGAGCTTTATAATAAAAACCAACCTATTGACTTATTGACAATATCAAACGAGCTTAAAAGAGCCGGAAAATTAGATTTAGCAGGAGGTGATTTTTATTTGATCCAACTAACTCAAAAAATTGCTTCATCCGCACATATCGATTATCATTCCAGAATATTGTTACAGAAGTACGTTCAAAGAAGATGTATAGCTACATCATCAGAATTAATTGAAAGTTCTTATTCTGAAGATGTAGATGTTTTTGAATTGTTAGAAAAGGTTTATAAAGACTATGGAGAAGTTTCAGATTTAATTACAGTCGGAAAAGTTGAAAGTTTTAAAGATAATGTACACGCATTTTTAAATAATTCAGGTTCCGGAAAAACAGGAATACCTTCATCATTAACTAAACTAAACAAAAAACTAAACGGATATCAAAATTCAGATTTGATTATTTTGGCAGCACGTCCAGGAATGGGAAAAACTGCTTTTGTTTTAAATGAGGTTTTAGAATGCGGTTTAAATGGGATTCCAGTAGCTTTTTTTAGTCTTGAAATGAGTACAAAGCAAATTATAGGAAGGTTATTAAGTATTGTTTCAGGAGTAGATATAACCAAAATAAACAACTTTAATTTATCACATGAAGAAGTTTTATATTTAAAACAATGTTCTGATTTATTAGCTTCATTGCCTATTTTTATAGATGATAAAGGAGGAATTAGTCCAATTGAATTAAAGATTAAAGCAAACAAATTAAAGCGTGAACACGGTATTAAAATGATTGTTGTTGATTATTTGCAATTAATGCGAGTTAAAAACAAGAAAATGAATAATAAGGAAAATGAAGTTTCAGAAATATCATCTTCACTTAAAAACTTAGCAAAAGATTTAGATGTTCCGGTTATTGCACTTAGCCAACTTTCAAGAAATGTAGAGCAAAGAGGTTCGAGTAAAAGACCTTTGCTTTCAGATTTAAGGGATTCAGGATCTATTGAACAGGACGCAGATATTGTTTTGTTTATTTACAGACCTGAATATTATAAGATTGAGCAATGGGATGACGACGAACAATCTCCAACGGAAAACACTGCAGAAATTGATGTTGCTAAATACCGTAATGGAGAAACCGGATATTGTAGAACCGGATGCGAATTAAAATATATGCGATTTATGGATGTTGACCATTTAGGACAAGATTTAACAGGACGTTATTTTAGAAATGAATCAAAACCAAAAACACCTAAACAAGAAATAAAAGAATTTGAATTACCAAAAGTAAGTGCAAGTGATGCATTCGACAAACCAGAACAAGATACACCTTTTTAGCTATGCCAAAATTATCAGAAAGCAAAGTTATTTTATTGCAGTATGCAATTAGTAACGGTAACAAAATAAGTAAACGTGAAGCTATTGATGTTATTGGACATCTTTATAAAAATATAGCTAAAAACAGAATAGGAAAAGTTTTAGCGGATATGGTAAACACCGGAACTTTAAAGAGAGTTAGAAACGGATATTTTGAAGTTATTCCAGATAGAGAAACGGTTTTAACTAATGCATTAAAAGATTGCTTAGAATTACTTTATGAATGCAATCCACCTGATCACTTATTTGAAACGTACTCAAATACAATTATGAATTACAGTAATTTAGTACGTGATTGAAATAGAATACGAAAAAATAAAAAAGTTATTTACTGTAAATATTAATTAACAATGGAACAAGAATACAATGATTCATTTGAAAATATTATGCCTTTAATAAAATCAAAAAGCGTAAATTTAATAATTCCTGATTTCCCTTATGGAACAACAAAATGTAAATGGGATAATTTAGTGGATTTAGAATTATTTTGGGAAGAAGCTGATAGAGTATTGGTTGATAACGGCTGTGTTGTATGTACCGCTCAATTTCCATTCACGGCAATTTTAGCTATGAGTAATTTAAAAAATTTACGTTATGATTGGACATGGCAAAAAACACATCCTACAGGGCATTTAAATGCTAAGAAAATGCCAATGAAAGCGCATGAAAACGTATTAGTGTTTTATAAAAAACTTCCAACTTATAACGCTCAAAAAACACAAGGGCATAAAAGAAAACAAGCCATTAAGGGTGTTGATAAATCAGAAGTTTACGGAGATCAAAACTCAAAAGGAATAAGTTATGATAGTACGGAAAGATATCCTTTAAGCGTTCAGGTTTTTGCAAGTGACAAACAGAAATCAAACATAAATCCAACTCAAAAACCTGAATCACTAATAGAGTATTTTGTAAAAACATATACAAATGAAGGCGATACTGTTCTAGATCCATGCAGAGGCTCAAACACTGCAGGCGTTGTTTGTGATAGATTAAAAAGAAATTATATTGGAATAGAAAAAGATTTAGAGCAATTTGAAAAAGGATTAGAACGACGTAAAAAAGCATTATTATGAAAAGAGTAATATTAGAAAGTCCTTACGCAGGACATGTACAAAGAAACATACGGTACGCAAGATTATGTGTAAAAGATAGCTTAAGTCGTGGAGAAGCTCCAATAGCATCACATTTACTTTACACGCAAGAAGGAATATTAGATGATGGAAATCCAGACGAAAGACTGCAGGGAATTAATGCGGGTTTAAAATGGAAAGAAGTTGCAGATTTGCAAGTTTTTTATATTGATTATGGTATATCTGAAGGTATGCGTTACGGAATGGATTACGCCAAAGAGCATAATATACCATTTGAAACTAGAAAAATATTATGAATCACACTATAAACATTAAGCCGTTATCAGTTAATGAAGCTTTTAACGGCATTCGTACACGTAGCAAAAAATACGATGCGTTTATAAAATCAATGATGTTTCTATTGCCGAAACAAATCGAATACCCTGATCCGTTAAATATTAAATTAGCGATTGAGTTCGGATTTAGCTCTAAAGCAAGTGACCTGGATAACCATTTAAAATCGTTAATTGATTGTTTAGTAAAGAAGTATAAAACGGACGATAAACATATACAAGAAATTCACGCATTTAAAGCAATAGTTAAAAAGGGCGAAGAATATATTAAGTTTCGTATTTATTAACCCCTACCCCAAAATTGAGCCTTATTTGAAAACTAAAAATAAATAGAGAAATTATGAGAGCAACAGAATTAAGAATTAGAAACTTAATACAAGCTTACGGAGAGATTGCAGAAATAACGCTTATAGGTACTGAAGGTATATCTGCAAAATATGACGGTGGAAATGGAAAATGTACAGTTAAATTTAGTAATCCTACTTTACAGCCAATACCATTAACAGAAGAATGGTTGATTAAGTTTGGGTTTACAATACACGATAAAAAATATTCTTTAAATTACGGCGGAGAAAGTATGCGTTTTGCTATTTTAGAAACTAAGAGAGAACCTTTTGTTTTATTCTTCCATGGTAAATTTGGATTCAATATAAATGAAGGACGTAAAAACGGAGATTACTGTATTGAAACTGTACATCAACTACAAAACCTATTTCACGCACTTACAGGACAAGAATTAACCACGAAACAATTAAAAAATATTTGATATGAGAATTAAAAAGACAAAGACACAAAGAGGATTTTATTCAATAGAGTTCCAAGACAGATACAACGCTAAATGTTCTATTCAAAAATCAAGCTTAGCAACTGAAGACGCTATTTGGTTCGGTGTAGATGATGCAGACCCAAAAATATTAAAACATGGCTCAGGTTGGCAACCATTTGAAATACATAAAGAGGTTTTATTTACAACCAGAATGCATCTAACACAAAAACAAGTAAAAAAGCTATTACCTATTCTGCAGAAGTTTGCAGATACCGGAGAGCTTTAACCACCAATAAATATTTAAGATAACTTTAAAAGTAAATGGGAATGAAACGAAAGAAATTACAAAACGGAGATAATGTAAAGTTTATTAGCGGAAACTTTGAAGGATTGTACGGAACTATTATAAAAACAGATTTTAATAGCAAAGACAAAAGAGCGATTTACGGATATTTACACTCTGTACAGTTGTCAAATGGCAATATTGGATTTATTGAAAAATCGGAACATTGGCGTTATGTTTAACCCACCCAAAGCGAATATTAACTAAAAAAAATAGATTATGAGAACAGAAGAAGAAATAAAGAATAAAATTAACCACTTTATTGAACTTATTAAATTAGATAATAATTATCTACAAAAAAAAGATATAGATGTTTTAGAAATGGAATCTGTGGAAAATCATACTTATTTACAACAATGCAAAATAGCTATTTTAGAATGGGTATTAGAAACAGAAAATATTTCGTATGACTTACCAAAAAGAAATAAAAATGACTAAAGAACACAAATTCCCGTACAATTGGACACTAAAAGACGCAGTATTTACAAAAGATAAGGGTGATGTATTTTCGTGTTATGCTTGTGGTGGAGGCTCTACAATGGGTTATAAGCTGGCTGGATTTAACGTTTTAGGATGCAATGAAATTGACCCAAAAATGATGAAAGCATATCGTAAAAACCATAATCCTAAATATTCGTTTTTAGAACCAATACAACATTTTAAATTAAGGACCACAAGAGAAAAAGCAATTGAAAGATTTGGAAGTGTTGAAAATTATGAATTAGCAGGAGGAGATGAAAAATGGTTAATGCCGGCTGAACTTTATAAATTAAGAATTTTAGATGGTAGTCCTCCATGTTCATCATTCAGTATGATGGGAAACAGGGAAGATGATTGGGGTAAAGAAAAGAAATTCAAAGAAGGACAGGCTAATCAGGTTTTAGATACATTATTTTTTGATTTTATTGATTTGGCAAAAGAATTACAACCCGAAGTTGTTGTAGCTGAAAATGTAGAAGGGCTTCTTTTAGGAGCTGCTAAATCATATGTAATTGAAATTTATAAACAATTCGATAAGGCAGGATATAGTGTTCAACATTTTTTATTGAATGGTGCAAAAATGGGCGTTCCTCAAAAAAGAAAAAGAGTTTTCTTTATAGCATTAAGAAAAGACTTATGTGAAAATTTTATGGAATCAACAGATTTATTTACTCAAACGCCTAAATTAGAAATGATTTTTAATGAAAAAGAAATACCAGTTAAGGAGTTTGATAGTGGTAAGCCAGGTCATCCATTAGCACCATCAATAAAAGAACATTGGGAAGCAACTCCACAAGGTTCTTCTGTTTGTAATTATTTAAGAAGTTTAGGGCATAAGGAAAAGTTTTTTAGTTATAGAAAAGTTAATCCTAATAATCCATTTTGTACAATTTTAAGTGGTTACGATAGTGGAGAATTTAGACATGATATGCCAACTTACTTTCATAAGGATGATTTAACAAAAGGAGGTTCTTATCCAGGTGACTATGATTTCTTAGATTTAAAACCAAAGTATTTAATAGGAATGTCAGTACCTCCAGTTATGACTGCACAAATAGCCTCAAATATTTACGATCAATGGTTAAGTAAGTTATGACCGAAATCCTACGCTTCTGGCGAGACACACCAAAAGAAACCAAAAAACAAATCATGCACTCACGCAACATTACCACAATAACATTCGAACAAATAAAGAGTATTTATTTAGAATTGAAAAAATAAACCTAATAACGTATTACGCATATTAAATTAATAACTATATTTACAAAGAATTTAAAACCTAAAATTATGAATTACGAAAATCCAAAAGAAGTGCATTTAATGGTATGGGAAGAAAATCCTAATAAAAGAAATACCAACAACGAAATTAAATTTAATATTCCTAAAAATACGACTATTGAAGTAAGGGATAAAATAAGAGCAAAAATTGGTAACGGTAAATATTCGTGTTACGAAATTACCGAGATAAAAGAAGTAAGACCTTCATCAATATCGACAATGAATTATGTAACCGCTTTAACTAAATGGTATGCAGAATAAGAAACCAGTAGGACACCCGCCAAACCCACCGGATTATAAAACACTTCAAGTTCGTGGAGTGCCGTCAAAACTTTACAAACAACTTCAATTATACTGCAGGGAAGAAATTGAGAAGTATAAAAAAAGTGTTAAAGTTTAATAAACGTATTGCGTATATCAAAAACATTCGTATCTTTGAATCATAATAATAAACCTAAAAACAATTAATTATGTACACAGAATCATTTATGTTCGTTGGAAATTTACTTCAAGATGGTAAAATCGAAGAAGTAGTATTCAAGAAAAAAGGATTTAGAGTAAGATTCAAAGGTGAACCGCAATTATTTCATTACAAGTACACCGAACAATCAATAATCAGCTTCCTTGAACTTTACGAAACTTATTAAATCTAAAACCCAACCAAGCGGGGCTAAAATCCCGCTTAAAAAACTTAAATATTATGAAAATAGAAATTGAAGAAAATTACATTACTGTAGATGGGGTTAAATATGTTCCTGATGTTAAAAAAGAATTACAATCAGGTAAATGGTACGTTGGTTATCATTATGCCGATCGTTTTTTAGCATGTATAACTTTAACTGACGAAATAGAAACTCACGACAAAGGCTATGGATTTAATAAATATGGTTGGTGCCCTGAATTATCATTTTTAAAGACTTTCGATTATGGTTTTGAAGAAGCCACCGAACAAGAAGTTTTTGAAGCTTTGAAAAATGAAGCGGTTAAGCGTTATAAAATTGGAAATCATGTAAAATCATTTTTTCATAAAGGCAATCCTATACTAGAAATAAAAGAACTTGATTTTGGATTAAACAATCAAAAAGGAATCAACTGCATCGGTACTACTTATCTTATGCCTGTAGTATTTGAAAACGGACAATGGGCAGAAATTATCCCAGTTATCACAAAACAAGAAGCCGAAGCGTTATTAAGCAAGAAAATCGTATAACCATGCCAGAAACCAAAACATTCACAAAAAAGACTGAATTAGTATTTACTACTATTGAGATTGAGAAACTTAAAGTATTTTTGAATAGAAAATTCATAGCGGTTTTTAAATATGGCAATTCTAAATCAAATCTACAAGAAAAAGTAATTACAGGAATAAGTATAGTACATTGTATTAGCCAAGCTTCAAAATTCCTAGACTGCGAAATAGACGAAAGACATTATATAATTAAATAACTTGGATTATGGAATTTAAAGGAACAAAAGGAGAGTGGGTAAATGATGGTAAAAATGTTATTGTTAAAAAATCATCTGGTCTTGGTAAATTAATTTGCGAATGTATCTCAAAGCAATTTAACAGCTATCATAATACAGAAGAAGAAACAAGAGCCAACGCAAAACTAATTTCGTGTGCTCCTGAAATGCTGGAAATGTTAAAAAACAGTATTAAAGAAATAAACCATTTGAAAGAAACTTATAAAGACATTGGACATTGTGGCAAATATTTACACCAATGCAATGAACTAATCCAAAAAGCAACAACATGACCGAACTAACCCAAATCTACCTGCTTTTAACCGAAATAACTATTGCAAGCGTATTACTAATTAAAACATTAAAAACAATATACCATCCTATAATAAACAAATGCATTGTTTGTTTTTCGTTATGGTATCAATTAACAACTAAAGAATTATGAAAAAATATATTACTTATGCCAGCTGTTTAATTATGCAAATCCCTGTATTTTTTACGCCTTTATATTTTATAGGTATTTTGGGTAGTGTAATTATATTAGGACTTATTATAGCCTCATTAGCTAATGACTTAAAAAATTAAAGCCATGAAAACAAAAACACAAATTATCATATTTTTTACAGTAGTATTTTTATTGGTGTCTGCATTATGGCACTACGCTACGGCACAAACCAAAATAAACGCATTAGCAGGATTTAAATCATTCGAGATAGGTATAACTATAACAAACAAAGAATCGGAGCTTATTTGCGGTGTTTCCGCGTCCATTGTTGATGCAAACGTGTCAGAGAAGCGCGCTAATACAAACGACAAAGGGAAACACCACGAATTTAATGGGGTTGTTGTGCCGGCTTGCTTTATCCTTACAGGTGCAAAATTCGAAAAACTTAATATTATAGGGAAAATCGGGGGTTCGTTCGTATCACAGTCAATAAACAACGAACCTACAAATGATTTATTCCTAGCGCTTGGGATAATGGCGAGTTATGATGTTGATGAACGGTTTTCGGTTATTGGTTCGTATGATAGTGTTAACAGTGTTCAACTTGGAGTATCTTTTGAATTATGAAAAATTTCACACTAAAAGAATATTTTGTTTTTGTTTCAGAATTTTCTATCTGCATTTTTAAATTTGCATTGTTAGCCATTTTATTATGGGCTATAGTTGGATTATTTATTTTAATATTCGCTAAAAAATGACAAAAAACGAACAAAAAACAGCAAACCTGACACTTAAATTCTGCATCACAGTAGCGATAATTGCAGTAGTTAGCTTTGTGGTGGTAATGGGTAAAAAATAATTTGTAACTTTGATTTATGGAACTTACAGAGAAACAAGAAAAATTTTGCCAGGCATATATTGAATTAAGCGACAAAAGTAAAGCTTATAGAGTTGCTTATGATGCAGATGCAATGAATTCTAATTCGGTTGCCGTAGCTGCTCAGGAAGTATTTAAAAACCCTAATGTAACCCTAAGGATTGAAGAATTGCAAAAAGAGCTTAGAGAGCGAAATAAGGTTAAAATTGACGATGTTATAGGATATCTTGCAGATATGATTAAATTTGACATTGCTGAGATATATGAGGAAAATGGTAGAATGAAATCAATACATGATATACCTAAGCCGCATCGTGAAATGATATTGTCAGTTAAGGTTTATGAAGATTTTATGAATGTTGATGGACAAAGAGAAAAAATAGGCGAAACCAAAGAGGTTCGTTTATTAAATAAGCTTGATGTTATTGAAAAGTTTATGAAACACTTTGGAGCGTATGAAAAAGATAACGGGCAAAAGAATCAAAGCCAAGTAACTATATTCCAATTGCCTGACAATGGCAGAAAGTAATGTAAAAATAATTACGCCACAAGAAGGATATCAATTAGATTTCGCTTCTTCTCCTGCTGATATTTGCATCGGTGGCGGTGCTGCAGGAGTTGGGAAAACTTTCTCATTGCTTTTAGAGCCTATAAGACACAAAGATATTGAAGGCTTCGGATCAGTTATCTTCAGAAGAACAAACCCACAAATTAGAAACGAGGGCGGATTATGGGATACGTCAATACAATTATACTCCTGTTTAGATGCTATTCCGAGACAAAGCAGTTTAGAATGGATGTTTGGTAAATCAAAACTAAAATTCTCTAATTTAGAATACGAAAAAAATATTTACGATTGGCAAGGCTCGCAAATACCATTGATTGGGTTTGACGAGCTTACGCATTTTACAAAGAAAATGTTCTTTTACTTGCTTACTCGTAATCGTTCTGTTTGTGGCGTAAATCCATATGTTAGAGCAACATGTAATCCTGACCCTGATTCATGGGTTGCTGAGTTTATATCGTGGTGGATAGACCAAGATACAGGTTTTGCAATACCGGAAAGACGAGGAGTTTTACGTTATTTAATTGTTGATGGTGAAAATTATATTTGGGGCGATTCAAAAGAAGAAGTCATTCAAAAAGGATGGCACATTTTAGAAGATGTAGTTTTAAAATCAAAAATAGATCCGAGTGAATTCGTGAAATCAGTTACTTTTATCGGTGGATCAATTTACGATAACAAAGAACTTTTAAAAGAAAATCCTGCATACTTAGGTAATTTATTAGCACAGGATAAAGATACTCAAGCGGCACTTTTGCATTCTAACTGGAAAACTGTAATATCAGATAATGATATTTATGATTATGCTTCAACAAGAGGATTGTTTAATAACACATATCAATTAGAAGATTCAACTCCATACATAACAGCGGATATTGCATTGAAAGGATCTGACAAATTCATTGTTGGTGGTTGGTTAGGAAGGGAATTAGTTAAAATAAAAATACTTAATAAAAGTGATGGTAAAGAAGTGATTGACGCTATTACTGATATGGCTAAAGAAATTAAATGCCAGAACAAAAACATAACCTACGATGCTGATGGAGTTGGAGGTTTTATAGATGGGTTTATAGTTGGGGCAATACCGTTTAACAATGGAGCTTCTCCTTTTCCTAATCCGGACTTGCCTGATAACGCAACTAAAGAAGAAAAAGAAAAAAAAGAGAATTACCAAAACCTAAAAACACAATGTTATTATCGTTCTGGAGACAAAGTAAATAAAGGGTTGTATAAGATATCTGAAGAAGTAGCCAATACAATGTATGATGATAAAAATACTTTTAAACAACGCTTCATGTTCGAAAGAAAAGCAATAAAGCGTAAAAAAGCAGATATGGATGGGAAGCTCCAGATTATAGGTAAAGATGAAATGAAAACTAAATTAAACGGAGAATCACCCGATGTAATGGATATGTTTATGATGCGTGAAAGGTTTGATTTAGATAAAGCACCGGCATTTTTCATAATGTAAATAAAAAATTATATATCTTTGTGTCTATGGCAAATATATTTAAACTCGGTTACGATTATTTAAGAGGTAATAAAGCAACTAAAAACGCTTATAATCAAGCTTTTTATGAGTGGATTGGTATCGGATATGTAAAGTACGATCACAAAAATAAAACATATCTTGAAAAAGGATACAATGAGAATCCGACTATTTACTCAATTATCAACAAATCAACTGTAAAGCTTGTTTCCGTTCCTTACGCCATAAAGGAAATAGACGATAAGCAACAATACCAAAAACTGCAACAACTTGACATTGCAACCAAAGGAAATATTTCTTTACAGCAATATGTTAAGCGAAACAAAATAGAGCTAAAAGCCTATAAGGATAAAGAAAAGCCGTTCCCATTAGAACAGCCTAACCCTAATCAAACATGGACGGATATTTGGGGATTATATAAAACTTATCTTGATCTTATTGGTAACTTTTATTTATACACTCCAAAGCCAGAAAACGGAATAAACAAAGGCGTGCCAAAATTAGCCTACGCATTGCCGGCTCATTTAATTCAAATTGTTTTGAAGAAAAACGCTAATCTGTTGATGGATGAAAATCCAATTGATTATTATATGCTTATTGATGGTGATGGATATATTCAGTTTCCTGTTGAAGATGTTATACATGTAAAAACTGTAAACCCTAATTACGATCGTTCAGGTAGTCATTTGTATGGTCAATCTCGTTTAAGAGCAGGTTTACGTAATATGCAGTCGCAAAACAGCGCAATTGACACCAATATTCAAATGCTTAAATCTGCAGGGGCTTACGGATTCTTGTACGGAAAAGGAACCCCTTTAACACCTGACCAAGCAACATCATTAAAAGAGCGTTTAGTTGAAATGGATAAAGATCCGGGGCGTTTGGGTAAAATAGGAGCTTCATCTGCTGAGATTGGATTCCAAAGAATTTCATTGACTACAGATGAATTAAAGCCTTTTGATTATTTGAATTGGGACCAAAAGCAGTTATGCAACGTTTTGAATTATCCTGATGAATTGTTGAATAATGATGGTACGGCTCGTTTAGGCGGTGGTTCTGAAACATTAGAAGCAAAGAAAACGCTTATAACAGAAAATATTAAACCTGATTTATGTTTGCTTCAGGACGCTTTGAATAAGTCGTTTATCCCATTATTTCCAGGTTATGAAAATAGCGTTATTGAATGGGACGTCACGGAGCTTCCAGAAATGCAAGCGGATATGAAGCAATTGGCTGAAGCTTTGCAATTGATGGGTACAACGTATAACGAAAGAAGAACCGTATTTAAATACGAAACTTTGGATCAGGAAGGTATGGACTCTGTATGGATTCCTTCAGGGCAAAAAAGAATTGATGATGTTAGTGATGGTGTTTTAAACGAGCCTTTGTAATGGATTGGAATAAACAACGAAACATATACGATCGTAAAGCTTATCAAATTGTTCAGAAACACATTAAAACTATTCTGAACGGAATACCTGTTGATAACACAACATTAGATAATTACGAGATAGTAATAGCTTTAAATATCACGCCTGAACAGATTTACAGAATGTTCCGTGAAATTTACATTACAATCGGAATAAACTACGGGAATAAAGTTAATTTGACTTTAGAAAAGGTAAAAAAAGCAAATGTTTTGTTTAATGAAGCCTTATTAAAAGAAATTTTACTATTTTTGTCTAGTGAAGGAGGTGTAAAGATCACTTCTGTTCGTGAAACATTGATTGCCGACATTGTAAAATCATTACAAGAAAAATTAGGTGAAAACGGAACTATTATTGATTTACGAAACGCATTACAGGCTATAATTTCAAAGTCACAGACATTTTATAAATGGCAGTCACTCAGAATAGCAAGAACAGAAACAACTTCGGCATCTAATTTTAGCGCAATTAAAACAGCTGAAATGTCTGATTTGGTTTTAGATAAAGTTTGGATTTCTATACAGGACAATAGAACAAGGGTAATACCTTACGATCATTTAGATATGAATAACCAAAAACAAGAACTTAATAAACCTTTTTTTGTTGGAGGTGAAAACATCAATTATCCGGGTGATACAAAGGCAAGTGCAGGAAATGTTATTAATTGCAGATGTATGGTTGCATTTATTCCTAAACGTGACGCAGAAGGTAATTTAATATTAAAAAATACTTAGAATGGACGGATTGTTAGAATTTAAAAGCATTTCAGGTACTGTAAAAGATATCGATTATAAAAACCGTATTGTTACTGGTTATCTTGCTAATTTCGGCACCCGTGACCA